CTTCAAATGCTCGATCTGAAGACTCGGTTGTGTAAATTTCAGAGTGTTGGTTCTCGTATCGACCATACTCCATGCCAAAGAGGGCGTTTAAACCTGGTTCTAACTCTTTGGCTAACTGTGCTCTAGATATCGCCATAGTTATACCCCCTTATGAGATTGCTGCATCAGGATCTCCAACAGAACTGAAGAAGACATGATTATTAAGTTTAACGATGTACTGGATACCTGCAGCACTATGATCTGAGTTCTCAACATCCTCTTGGATGCCTAAAATCAGTAAAGGATTTGACGGATCAGAATCCTCTGCTGTTGAGATATCAATCTGTGCAGTTGATATACCAGTGGTTGTGTTTCCGCTCGTGGCGTTCTCTATTTCAGCAGTCTTAAAGACATCAGCCTTTGCGGTAGCTCTATCAGTATTTGTACCATCGGAACAAATAATGTATCGCTGCATCGGATTATCGTAGATAAACGCTTTGATGTCATGATTAGTGTCTGCTGACCCAGAGCCGGGCCATGTATTGGAAAATTTTAGTTTTTTTGTAGTGTTGTCAACATATTCACAGCCGGCAAACACGCCCAAGATTTGCTTTGTGTCGCCAGTAGCGTTGCCCAAAACTTGGACTGTGCCACCAGAAAGTTCAGCTTGAACGGGTGAGCCTTGGAAAATAGCTGACGCATTACTGGCAATGAAGTACATATTAGTGCTACCAGGGTTAGTTCCCCCCATAGCATTAATAGGCTTCAAGCCAAATTTTACGTTTGAGTTCGCCATTTATAGCTCCTATTAAGAATTAATTATTAGAGGAGTCGTTACGACCCCCGAATGAAACTCTAGTTTGACGATCATTTGTGATTGGCATCGAAGGATGCTGCTCTTTCATTAGATCGCTATCAACGGCAGTCATTTGTTCACGAGTTCGTCCTCGATAATAATCATTCCTCTCCTCGACTGTTTCAAGAGGCATTCTGGCAAGTACTAATCCACCTGTTCCTATTATTCCTGCATACTTTCCATCATCGATGGTCGGTAAGTCCCTTTCGGGATATTCATCTGCTCGAACAAGCTCCCACCCTTCATTGATCTTGGCATGGACGTTGACTTTGTCGTCTTCGCCACGAGTTGCCATACGGATCCATCTGTGCTTATACCCCTCTGGAGGTTCAGGTGCATGCAACCTGCTTGGTGGTGCCCACGGCTTTCTGCGTGAAGATTTTTCACGGGTCGTATCATTTCTCGGTGTTCTATCTGTCATCATTTAGTCCTTCACATATTTCGCGTACTCTTCAAGAGGTACTCCTAATTTTTTAGCTATCGCTATCTGAGAAGGCGATAGTTTTACCGATCTTCGCTTCTGCTGAGTGTTACGAGATGCTGTAGAGTTAGCAGAAGCAACTTGAACTCCACTGCTCGTTTTCTGCTTGTCAAACTTATGAGGAAACTCTGTTCTCATGCGTCTGTCAATTTCACTATAGTACTCATCGCTTTCCGGGTCAAACCCTTCTTCTTGTATTAATTTATTATGTACAACAAAAGCAGCTTGTGTCATAACCTCATCTTCACCAAACCACTCATTTTTTTCTGCCCAGG